AGCTCTACGTGGGCGACAGGCTGGTGGGGCTGGCGTTTCTGGATCCGAACAAGCTCGTGATCACGCGCGACGCGAACGGCCGCAAGATCTTCCAGTACCCGCGCCCGGACGGCACGCCGCGGCTGATCCCGGCCGCGCGCATCTGGACGCTGCCAGGTTTCACCCTGGACGGCGAGACGGGCGTCTCGGTTATCTCCTATGGCGCCAAGGTGTTCGGCGCGGCGATGGCGGCCGAGCGCGCCGCGGCGCGCACGTTCCGCAACGGGCTGCTGCAGACTGTCTACTACAAGGTGGCCGCCTTCCTGAAGCCCGAGCAGCGCCGCATGTTCAAGGCGGAAATCGCGGGCTCGGTGGAGCGCGGGGAGACGCCGGTGCTCGAGGGCGGAACCGACGTGGGCAGCGTGGGCATCAAGCCTTCAGACGCGCAGCTGCTGGAGTCCCGGGCGTTCTCGGTCGAGTCGATCTGCCGCTGGTTCCGCGTGCCGCCCTGGATGGTCGGCCACACGGAGAAATCGACCAGCTGGGGTACGGGCATCGAGCAGCAGATGATCGGCTTCCTGACCTTCACGCTGGGGCCCTGGCTGCGGCGGATCGAGCAGGCCATCAGCAAGGACTTGCTGACGCCCGCCGAGCGCGCGCGCTTCTACCCGAAGTTCGCGGTGGAGGGCCTGCTGCGCGCCGACAGCGCGGGCCGCGCGGCCTTCTACGCCGCGATGGTCAACAACGGGATCCTGACCCGCGACGAGGTGCGGGAGCTGGAGGATCGGGAGCCCATGGGCGGCAACGCCGCGGTGCTCACCGTGCAATCCGCCATGACGACGCTGGACGGCCTGGGGCAGGCCGGCGGCGCAGACCAAGCCAACCAGGCCCGGGCCGCCATCCGCGCGTTCCTGGGCTTCGACGAAGAGCCGAAGAAAGGCTGACCATGAGCACCAAGAATTTGCCGGCGGCCCCGATGGGTCGGCCGGGCGCCAGCGTGCGCAGCGAAATCCTGCCGCGCGCCTTCGAGCGCTGGAATCCGGGCCTCCGCGCTGCCCTCGTGGAAGACGAAGAGGACCGCAGCATCAGCGTCTACGACGTGATCGGCTATGACTACTGGACGGGCGACGGCGTGACGGCGCGCCGTATCGCGGCGGCCCTGCGCAGCCTCGGCGCCGGCCCGGTGACGGTGAACGTCAACAGCCCGGGCGGCGACATGTTCGAAGGCCTGGCCATCTACAACCTGCTGCGCGAGCACAAGGGCGACGTGACCGTGAAGGTGCTGGGGATGGCCGCTTCGGCCGCTTCGATCATCGCCATGGCCGGCGACACCGTGCAGATCGCGCGGTCCGCGTTCTTCATGGTGCACAACAGCTGGGTGATCGCCGCGGGCAACCGCAACGACCTGCGCGAGACGGCCGACTGGCTGGAGCCCTTCGACGCCGCGATGGCGGATATCTACGCCGCGCGCACGGGCGCGGACATCAAGGCGATCGGCAAGCTCATGGACGCCGAGTCCTGGATCGGTGGCAGCGCCGCGATCGAGCAGCGCTTCGCCGACGAGCTGCTGCCCTCCGACCAGGTGGGGCAGGGCGATGCGAAAGCCCAGGCGCACGCGGCGCGCCGGCTGGAGGCGGCGCTGCGCACGAGCGGCCTGCCCAAGAGCGAGGCGATGCGCCTCATCAGCGAGTTCAAGGCCGGCGCGGGCGATCCCGCCGGCAGCGGTGAGGGAGATCCCACCGAGCGCGGCCATGCGGCCGACATCAGCAAGACCGCGGCCCTGGCCGCATCCCTCACCACCATCCTCTCCTGAAAGGGCAACCATGCCGCAAATCGAGAAAGACATCGAGCAGATCAACGCCAGCCTGAAGCAGGTTGGCGACCAGCTCAAGGCGCACGCCGAGACCGCCGCCAACAACGCCAACCTCAATGCCGAGACCCGCAAGCAGGTGGACGACCTGTTGCTCAAGCAGGGCGAGCTGCAGGCGAACGTCCAGCAGGCGCAGCAGCTCCTGGCCAAGATAGAGGCCAATGGCGCGGGCGGCGACGTGCAGCACCAGTCGCTGGGCCAACAGTTCGTGAACACGGACGCCGTGAAGAACCTGATGACCATGCAGACGCCCCGCGGCCGCGTGGACATGCCGGTGAAGGCGGCCATCACCAGCCTCACCACCGACGCCGAAGGCTCGGCGGGCGACCTGGTGCAGACCACGCGCCTGCCCGGCATCCTGACGCTGCCGCAGCGCCGCATGACGGTGCGTGACCTGATCACCCCGGGCAACATGGACGGCAATGCCCTGGAGTACGTGAAGGAAACCGGCTTCACCAACAACGCCGGCATGGTGGCCGAGGGCACCAAGAAGCCCGAGTCGAGCATCAAGTTCGACCTGGTGGCGACGACCGCCAAGGTGATCGCCCACTACATGAAGGCCTCGCGCCAGATCCTGAGCGATGCCTCCCAGCTCGCCAGCTTCATCGACGGACGTCTGCGCTACGGCCTGGCCTTCAAGGAGGAGCAGCAGCTGCTCAACGGTGACGGCACCGGCCAGAACCTGCTGGGCATCATCCCGCAGGCCACGGCCTTCGCCGCCCCCTTCGACCCGGCTGGCACCGAAACCAACATCGACAACATCCGCCTGGCCTTCCTGCAGTCGGAGCTGGCCGAGTACCCGGCCACCGGCGTCGTGATGAACCCCATCGACTGGGCGCGCATCGAACTGACCAAGGACACCACCGGCCGCTACATCATCGGCAACCCGCAGGGCGTGCTGGGCGCGACGCTGTGGAACCGCCCGGTGGTGACCACGCAGGCGATCACCGTGGATAAGTTCCTGGCTGGCGCCTTCCGCCTCGGCGCGCAGATCTTCGACCGCTGGCAGGCCCGCGTCGAGGTCGCCACCGAGAACGAGGACGACTTCGTGAAGAACCTGGTCACGATCCTGGCGGAAGAGCGCCTGGCGCTGGCCGTGTACCGCCCCGAAGCCTTCATCTACGGCGACTTCGGCAACGTGACCTGATGGCCGGTGGCCCGCCGTGCGCGGGCCCCGCCATCCACCAGGAGAACCCCATGCTCATCCAGTTCAAGGAGCCGGACCCGCGTGCCGGCATGAAAGCCCGCATGGACAGCAGCCGCGGGCAGCAGCTGATCGACGCGGGCTCGGCCGATCGACTTCCGGAGAACGGCGAAGCACCGCGCGAGGTGCCGCCGCCCGCCGCGCCGCCCCCTGCGCCTGCCGAAGAGCCGGCCGCTGCGCCCACGGCAGCGCCGGAGCCGGAGCCGGCCAAGCCAACGCGGAGCCGGAAGTGAATCTGGTGCCTATTGAGACGGCCCGGGCGCACCTGCGCATTGACGCCGGCGACGAGGACGAGCTGGTGACGCTGTACCTCGCCGCGGCCCAGGCGTCCGCCGTCGAGCACCTGAACCGCAACGTGTACGCCACGCAGGCGGAGCTGGAGGCGGCGGACGAGCCGCCCGAGGCTCTGCCCATGGTGGTCAACCCCGCGGTGCAGGCAGCCATCCTGCTGATCCTGGGCCACCTCTACGCCAACCGCGAGGAGGTGCTGCCGGGCGCGGCCAACAAGGTGCCGTTCGGCGCGCACGCACTGCTGCAGCCCTACCGCGTGGGCCTGGGGGTGTGACATGCGAGCAGGAGACCTGAACCGCCGCATCACCATCCAGCGCCGCGGCGCGGCGACCGACGCCTGGGGCTCCCCGGTGTCAGGCGCCGAGAACTGGGCCGAGGTCGGCAAGGCCTGGGCCAGCATCAAAACCCTGTCCGGGCTGGGCGCTATCAAGGCGGACGCGCACGCGTCCACCGTCAAGGCATCCATCCGCGTGCGCTGGCGTACCGACCTGGCCGCCGGCATGCGCGTGCTGCACGGCGGCACGGTCTACGACGTGCAGGCAGTGCTGCCGGACGCCGCCGGCCGCGAGCACGTCGACCTGGTCTGCGAGGTCGGCCGATGAGCTTCACGATCGACGCCAACACCGCTGGCCTGGAAAGCTACCTGGACGAACTGGGCGACCAAGCCGAGGCGGCGGTCCGGCCCGCCGCGCAGGCGGGGGCCCAGGTGCTCTACGAGCAGGTGCAGCGCAACGTCGCCGGGCTGGGGCGCCGAACGGGCAAGCT